ATGGGAACTCATCAGACTCATCTCGCCCCGCCATCGGTCATCGGCGAACTCAACTACCTGCTGGACACCGGCGAGCGACCGGTGAACTACACCTTCCCGCAGCCAGACGGCACACCCAAGCGCAACGGCGTGCTGGACCCCACCCAAGTGAGTATTCACAACGCCCGGTTGCTCGACGAACCGGCTTATCTGGATCGCAACGGTTTCGAAAGAATCGACCACACCAGCTCGGTGCCTGACCTGGAAAACGATGATCAGGTCCGTGAACACTACTATCCGGAAACCGAAGCCTTGCTCAAGCAACAGACCGGTGCGGTGAAAGTGGTGATCTTCGACCACACCATCCGGGTAGACGAGCACGGACGCGAGGACCGCGGGCTGCGTGAGCCGGTGCGGTACGTGCATAACGACCAGACCGAGCGCTCGGCGATTCGCAGGGTACGTGATCATTTGCCTGCGGATGAGGCTGAACAGCGGCTGCTGGAACGGTTTGCGATTATTAACGTCTGGCGGCCGATTGGTGCGCCGGTCCTGAGTACCCCACTCGCCCTGTGCGATGCGCAAAGCATGGCCGAGAGCGACTTGCTGCCCAGCGACCTGGTGTATCGGGACAAGGTTGGCGAGACTTTTTCGGTCAAGGCCAATCCCGCACATCGCTGGTATTACTACCCGCAACTGCGGCCGGATGAAGTGCTGCTGTTGAAGATCCATGACTCGCGTAGCGATGTTGCAAGGCGCAGCGCACATACGGCGTTTGATGACCCGACTACGCCGGTGGATGCACCGCCAAGGAGGAGTATCGAGGTGCGGGCGTTGGTGTTTTTTGGGAATGCAGGGAAATAAAAAAGGCCGCGAGATAAATCTCGCGGCCTTTTTAAATTATATGGTCGGGACGGAGTGATTCGAACACTCGACCCCTAGCACCCCATGCTGGCGGACGTTCCGAAAACCTTTACACAACAGCTGTTTACGTAGGCGCCCACTGCAATCGACGCCTAACGATGTTGGACAACGATTCACGAATCCCCGCAAATCTCCCTACAGGCTTTCGCCACGAAAGTCCCTGCGCCAGGCATCCTGCCGACCGAACACAAACTCCCAAATAACCCCGGCTGCTAAGCTGTTCACTCCACCAGAGGAACGCCGATGCCCAACTCAGACCTACTCCCCTCCCTTCTGTCCAAGCTCTACGAAAACCAGCTGGCCCTTGAGGCTTCCATCATGGAGCTATCGAATTGGGTCGAGCAGCGTGGTTCCGCCGACGTGGCTGAAAACGTGCGCGGTGCGCTGCACACCATCGATGAGAACGAGGAGTTCATCAAGTTGACTCTGGCGGTCCTCATGTCGCCTGACTGATCGTCGGGTAACCGTGCAGTTCGTCGGCGGACGACTACCGTATTAGTGCACCTCGATTACTGTATGTGCATACAGCAATCGGAACCACACCCCATGAACATCGACGAAGACACCTGCGGGTGGCTTGGCATCCCCACGCCTCTCGAAATGCACAAACAGCACGCCCGCCTCCTTGAGAACGAGATCCAGGAACTGAACGTGCAACTGCGCAAGGCCAGGGCGGACATCTTCGGCCTGATCGCGATGCTGGCTGAAGCGCAGGCAAAGAAAGACGAATTCTCCGCATATCTAAGGCAGCGCGGCGCCGAAGCCGCAGTCATGCGCAAGCAGATCGACACCCTCAAAACATCAGAAAGAGTCAACGTGCGCGAAGTCGAGAGGCTGCGCGGGATGCTGAACGACTTGATGTCCCGCCCGAAAACCATCGTCTAAGCTCAGATTTCAGATTGAGGGCTTGGCCATGTGCGGAAGACTTTCCCAGTACAGCGGCATTCACGACTTCGTTGCAGCGCTGAGCATGCCCAATGCCTTGGCGAACTCCGTGGGTGAGCTGCCCCTGGAGCGGTACAACGTGGCGCCGTCCACCCAAGTCGCCCTGCTCCACCTGCAGGGCGATCTGCTACACGCCGACCTGGTGCGCTGGGGATGGCGACCGCACTGGGCCAAGGACCGTGCTGCACCGATCAATGCCCGCGTAGAGAAGGTGGCCCACGGCCCGTTCTTCCGCGCGATCTGGCCACACCGGGCAATCACACCCGTCGATAACTGGTTTGAGTGGGTGGATGAAGGCGGGCCGAAGAAACAGCCCTACCTGATCCGCCGGCGGGATGGCTCGCCGGTGCTGTGCGCCGCCATTGGCCAACTGCCCGACAGCGACGAAGGCCCGGGCGAGCACGACGGGTTCGTGATCATCACCGCTGACAGCGCCGGCGGAATGGTGGACATCCACGACCGGCGCCCGGTGGTGCTGACGCCGGACCTGGCCCGGGAATGGCTGGACCCGGCCACGCCCAAGGAGCGCGCCGAGCAAATGCTGTTGGCACAGGGGGACGACACAGATATCTTTGAATGGTTTAAAGTTAGTATGAATGTAGGAAACGTGAAAAACAAAGGCGAGGACCTGATTGAAAAAGTCCTCTAGATTCAATCATTCATGGACGTGACACTCAATTGACTTTTTTTAGTGGAAACTCAAAAAGTTCCAGTCAACTTGATCGCGAGCTTAAAGCATCAATGACGGACCCGTACATCCCAGAGTTCACTGACTACGTACAAAAAATAAGAAGAAACAGCGTCGCAATAAGTGCGATAGCGCTGGTGATGGTTTTCGCAGGCGTTTCAATCAGCTCAGACTTTGCAACCAGCGGTTTTAAAATTACTGGGCTAGATGATAAGACCGTAAAGCTTATACTCCTTATACTTACCACATATTGGCTGATACATTTCATATGGTGCTCAGCAGATTACTTCACTGAGTGGAGGCTCCGCCTGACAGAAGTAAAGATGAACCCTGGAACATGGGACCATGATTATGAGGAAGATCCTGGACCGAAATCCAGGCAAGCTACAATGATGAAATGGCTCTTCTATAGACAAAAGCCATTACAGTCTTTCGTCGCAGATCTTGAAGACATTAAATTGAGACTTCAGGAAAGGGATATTGACGAAACAGAAACGCGCCGCATTTTCGAAAATATTGATTCCGGAATAAGATCAATTCAAGATTTTTCGAGGACACCTATTGATACGCAAGTAATTAAATCAATAAATAATTTTGACACCTGGCTTGCGCGGCTCAATAACTCGCAATCCATCCGATGGATTGTGATTGAACTACTGCTTCCAATCGCTCTCGGACTTATCGCTATAACCAAACTAGCCATTCAAGTCATCCCGCAATATGTACAGATTACCGGCTAATAGATTTTATGTAGCCCTGGCACGCCCGCAGCGCGATCAATCCTTGGTCGCCTGCGTCGGTGATGGCGATAACTCGTTGAGCATACGCTGGGTCAAGTTGGGCTCTACGGGTTGCATGAACCACGCCGACGGCGCCGGGGGTGGCAGGCATGTTGCAGCCACTGGCTGGATCTGTGGCGTCGAGAAGGACTGACAGCCGCACATCAGCAGTAGCAAGGCGATCACGCAGCTGAGCTTGGTTGCGCTGGGCATCGGATAATTCCTTGGTGTGTTGTTGGTCGGAGATGGCCAGCTGCTGCTCGGTGGCCAAGCGCTTGTTTTGCTCGGCGCGGGACTGAGCGGCGGCGGCATTGGTGATCGCTGCCAGATCATCCTTGTGCAGGCCGGCCTGCTCGGCGAGCTGCTTTCCCATCCGCCAGTCCTGCACCTGCCAGGCGCCCCCGAAGCTCACGGCCATGGCCAGCAGGACCACGGCTAACTTTTGCACCGTCGTCATGCCAGCACCTCCAGCGCCTTGTCGTATAGCGCCTGTCGGTCGTCCTGCCCGGTCAAGCCACCATTGATGCGGCGCGTGATCGTAACGAATGCACCCTGGTCTGCTAGAGCGTTCAGGCCACGAGAGGACCAGAACCAGGCTGCCGACAGCGCGGCGTATTGCGGTTGCTCCAGCAGGGTTGGCTGGTTTACCAGGTCCAGTCCCAGCGCATCGCCGCACGCCGCATAGTTCGCCCGGCCGGTGATCTGGATCAGGCCGCGGCCACGATACTTAAAGCCATCACCATTCACCGTATTACCCAGATCGGTACGCCCCTCGTAGCCGGCCTGCTGCGGCGTGGGGCCCCACAACTCTTTCAGCCAGCGGAACTGCCCCGACTCATGCCCGACTTGGGCGATGAAGGCGGCGATTCGCAGTCGAGTGACGATTCCGTACTTGGCCATGGCTGTATTCAGTACGGGAACGAAAACGCCGGCTTGGCGGCCGGCGTTCGGGAGGATCTGCAGCAATTGCTGCTCAGTGATCGGCATGCTTTTCTCCAGGCAAAAAAATACCGCTCAATGGCGGCCGTCTGACGTTCCAAAAAAGATCAACTTGGCGTAACAGGCCACTCAATCGTGGCCGGGAAGCCTGCCTGTTGATCTATGCGATTCAGGGCAATGCGATATTGCTTCCACGCCTTGAGTCTGGCCACGTCCTCATCTGTGGCCTCTTCCTCATCCACCGCATCCTGCAGGGGGTCGATACGGATGGCAGCAGTAGTAAGAAGCCCGTCACGGCGGTTGAACGCCAGAAATGTCAGCTCTTCGACTGAAGGCGGTGGCGGCGTAGATGTCGCTCCATCGGGGACCAGCTCACCGATGGTTTCAATGGTGTGCGGCTCCGGGCTGTCGGTGTAATACACGGTGCCACGAAAATCATCAGCGACTTTCCACTCTTCACCGTCGCGCACAGCTACTTTGTTTTTTCCCGTTTTTGGCGGGGCATCAGTACAGGCGTAGGCAGGGATCAGCCAGTTACCTTCATCAAGCTGGTCCGGATCCGCCTCCCCGACGCACAAGAATTCACCGGTATTGGGGTTGTAGTTGTAGATCTGCATGGGGTCCGCCTTAATATTTAATGACTGCCATATAGGCCACGTTACGAGGCCTTGTTTCAGTTCCGCCAGTAGCCTGTGTGGTGCCGCCGTTGATACCGTTGGTGCCACCCAGTTGGGCAGCAGCGCCGGTGACACCCAACACTGTTCGGCTGTCCTGTGGGTGAGTGTGGCTGGCGAACGAATCGACCTGAAAAGAACCAAGCGCACGACCAGGGTCAATGCCGCGAGAGTCATCCCAGCCACGGTCAAACTCGCCACGGGCATCAGGAACGTTGAACGTCGTAGAGCCGTCGCCTGCGCCGAAAGTGGTGCCGATAACTGCAAACAGCGCCGCATAAGTGGTGCGGGATACGGCGGCACCATTGCGCTTGATGAAACCGTTCGGAACGGTGGTGGTGGCCATGTACGACACGGCACCTGTAGGCACCAAAGCAGGGCCGAGGTTTCCGGTGTGGTATACCGTCACCCACGGCTGCCATGCCCCTGCCGTCTTCCGGCGGAATTTGATGTCATCAGATGTCATCCCTTGGAACATCTGTGTCGCATAAGTGTTGCCGCTGAAGTTGCTACGGTGGAACACCGACCCTTGGTTCAAGCCGTTGGCGCCAGAATACGGCGATCCGGTCCACGATGGGCCGACTGTATATACCCCGGTAGGCACTAGAACATCAGCGTCGGTGACTACGACGCCGCCGCCGGTCTGACCGATGCCATACAGGTTGCCTAGAATATTTGCGGAACTGATTACAGTGTTCCAAGGCTGCCAGACGTTAGAAGCCTTTTTGCGGAACAGCAAATCATCAGTATTCATGCTCTGAAAGATTTGGAGTTCATATGTCGTGTCATCAAAGCAACTACGGTGAAAGATGGAGCCTTGGTTTTCGGGGGCCGTGCCCGAGTACGGGGACCCAACCCAAGTAGGGCCGACCCGATACACGCCCGTGGCAGTGAGGTTATTGGCGTTGGCGATGACGGCACCGCCGTCTGTCAGGCCCATGCCGAAATCGCCATACGGCAATTGGTCGATCATAACAAAGTCGGTGCCGTCGAACACAATATCGGCGATCTGGTTGGCCGTGAATTTCGCAGCGACTTTGGCACCAAGAGAGTTGTATTGTTTGATGAACACTGGCCCCAAACCCGACACGTTTATAGTGGGATCAGCGCCAGCATTAACGTTGAACTTGACGCAGAAACGTTGGTTGGCTGCGTACAGAGCAATGCCCGGGGCCGGGGTCAGAATTTGAGCAGTGGCAGTGCCGGTTGTGGTGAATGCCGTATGGGCTTGGATTCTTGTGGAACTGGCCAGAGTTGCAGGGCATACAACTGTGTTAGTGGCTGTGCCGTCATTCGTTCCGCTTTGACTGGCATACGGGACATATACAGCCACTGCTGCCTTTACTGCTAGTTCCAAATTGTTTTGGATGGTAGTTAAGTTGCCGTTATCCAACACATCATTGCCACTTCTGTTGGCGATAAACTGCGCTAAAGAAGCCGCCATTACGGACGATTGCCGCCAAGCCTTATTAAGCTGTTTGGATACTGCGGTGCCTGCTGAAAAACCCACAGAACGCGCATCGAGAGCGGCATAATCGGATTGGGACATAACATTCGCGCCCACGGCAGAGCCGAACGGTAAGAAGTCATTCGTTGGCATATGAACCTCATTTTATGAATATACGGTGCCCCAGTTCCCTTCATCGAAGCCGGCGACATATTGATTTTTTGCGTCGAACCCAAACAGAGGGCCATCGCCCGTAGTCACGATGTAGTAGTCAACATCGACACTTTGCGGTTTGATTGGGATATGCCCGCCAGTAAGTAACGCCAACTCCAGCGCCGAGGGCTGATCACCGACAACGCCGATCGTTATCGTCATGTTCTGGTTGTCTTGGATGAACACGAAAGTGTCACCGTTGAAGACCAGGTCGAGAATGGCCTTTGACTCCCCGAGGGTGCCGTCCCACCTGTTGGCGCCTATCTTGGCTCTGATCAACGTCCTGTACGTTTCGTTGTCCAGCACCGTGATTCCGGTATCTGGGTCAAATGGGCCCTTCCATGCGCCCTGGTCAAATCCAAGACCGACCGTGTCCAGGGCGAAATAGACGTTAGTCAACGGTGTGTCGACATTCCGTGTGATGCCTACCCACTCACCAACATTGTCGAGTTGCGCATCCAGCGCGCTATCCAGATCAAAGGCCGCATGCAGTGCAGCGGACGCCAAATTCGCATCAAGAAAACACTGAGCGATGACTTGCACCATCGCCATGAACTTGGGCTTATCCGCGTGTTGGCTCGTGATCTTGCCGGTGTAATCCGTGATATCAGGCATGTCAGGTCACCGTGAGAACGACGCTCGCAGGCGTGCAGGATGCGGCCTGGTTGAAGGCCAGTGGAACGTCGGGGGCTCCAGCGCCGCCAGGGCCTGATATCGAAAGAGCCGTAAGCTTGAATGTCCCACTGCCTGGGACGCTATTGGCAGCGGTCAAAGCGTCCGCCCACTCAACGGTGCCGCTTGGTCCACCTCCGATCATCACTTGGTTTACGTAGTCCGATACCGCCTTTTTCAACGCTTCGCCGATCGTTGAGTTATAGCCAGGCAAGGCCTTGATGGATGCAGCCGACGTGATTGCTTGATAGATGGGCCTGAAGAAACTGATTGTTATCGGCATGCCGTAGACGTTCGTCACGGTCGCCGAAGTCGTACCGTACGTTCCTCCGCCTGGCCCTTTTTTCGCAGCAATAGCTGATGCGATGGCAAAAATATCCCCGCCCTCGACAACCATTGCCAAGTGGTTCGCGGGGATGCCATTCGCGTCGGTGACGCTGGTGTCATTGTCGTAAGCAACATATCGCGTTACGCCGGAGACACTGGCCACCGCGCCAATTGTCCCTTCCAACACGGTTCTGGATGGCAATGCTGTCGATATCTTCTGCCGGCTGCGTAGAGCTGGATCTGTTTCGACCGGTGCGCCCACTGTTGCGATGTCCGGGTTGGTGACGCTTTGCCAGCCCCTGGTGGAGGTCACGATTTTGTTGACCTGGTCCACGCCGGCGGAGACGGCGCCGAGTGCGGTACAGGTTGCCGTCACCGTGATGGTTCCCGCGGGCGGTATCGTCACTGAGGCCGGTAACGCCCATTTGTTGCTGTTTTGATCCTCGACAAGGCCGCTGGTGATGACGGTGCCCGCCTGCCCGATGATGACCAGGTCAACCTGTGAGTTGGTTGGGATAGCCCGGGCGATACCGTTGATCTTCACGTTGTTAGAAAGACCGGCACTCTGCGCGGTACTCGGTGAGAACGACAGGTATGCGGCGATTGTTGCGGCATTGGCATCGCTGATAGCCAGAGCCTGCACCGCCAAAAACTGTCCATCCTGAGAGTCGGGCTCAAGGTAGACGTCCGCACCGTAAATTGATCTGTACTGCGACTGTAGGTAAGCCAGGACCTCCGCATAGGAAGGCGCAGTGATACCGGTAGGCGTGATAACCGCTGCTGTTGGAGAGGCCATTTATGGTGTCCCGGTGATGGTTGTCTGTCCGTATACCGTTGTGATTTCGGCAGTCGGTGTGAATTTCCGGGTTTCTGGATCAACAACACTTTCGTAGCTGTCGATTTGGGCCATCCCTTGGGTTCCGAGGATTCGCTTTTGCACCGCAGAGTCCCGGGTCGCCGCGGTGCGCTCACCCAGTACTTCAGTACCCCATGGCATCCCCTCAGTTTTGTCGAGGAACCACTCGCCCTGATCGAGCTTGAGCCGCGTATTCACGGCCTGGGCCACGGCCTCGGGAGAGTCGCGAAGGAAGTCCGCCTGCTGGTTGCCGAATGTGTAATCGCCGTTGGCGTCGAGCTTTCGGTATCTCATGGCACAGGTCCTCCGCTTGTTCCGCTGCCAGGTGTCACGCCGCTGGTTTTGTGGTTCATCAGGCTGATGGTTCCAGCCATCACGTCACCGCTGGTGGTGACCTTGCCGTTCACCTGCACGTCGCCATTGATGGTCACCAGCGGAGCAGTGAGCGTAATGCCACCCTGGGCGCTGACCGAAGCCGACCCCGAAGTCGTGGCGTTGATCGCGTGAGTGGTTGAGTTCACTTCAACGAAGGCGGCGCCGTCGTCTGTACGCAGTTGCGCCGAAGTGGTGCTGATGCCGCTAATCACCCGAGGTTGAGAGCGAAAGCCCAGCAGGACGAACCCGTCCGACAGATCATGCATACGCAACTCGGGCTGTACCTGGACGCCGCCCGACTGCCACCAGGCATCAATGCAGCGAGACGAGAACACCACCAGGCACTCATCGCCGGCCTTCACAGGAAAGGTCAGCGTGCAGCCGCCTCCGGCCGGGAACTGCACCGGGCAGTCCACGAGCAGCGGCAATTCAACGCCAGTCAACGCGCCCGTCTCATCCCGCACCTGGCCATTGATTGCCGGCTGTACGGTGCAGGTCATAGACTGTGGGTCGAAGGACTGAATTATTCCGGGGATAGCAGTCTGTATCTTGGACTGCCACCCGCCGAGGGCGACTTTCTGCGCTGCGACAAGATCATCGAACCGTTCAAGCACATTCATGGAGGTGTCACCTTGAAAAAAATACTAGCCGTCATCCTTATTGCCTCCGCATCGAACGCCTTTGCAGAAACAGTTCTTGTTGATCCTGGTGCCGACCACATGTTCGTGGGCGATCAATTCAATGCGCGATCCGCCATTGAGGTCTTTTATGAGGATCGGCCTTGCAAGCTCCCTATTGCGGAGGCAAAGAACATGCGCGAATACACCACCACCGGAGTGGCGTTACCTATGAAGGCGTGCTGGGGCAGGACGCTTGGCGGGGGCGTGGTTCGGGTATTCGAAAATGGCCTGGTTTCAAAAGCCACGGAGAACGCATACGTCACTGCCAAAGTGGACAAGTCGGGAGCAGCGACCGTAACAAAATCGATTTACAACAGAGCCAACTACGAGCCTTGCACTCGCGCCTACCAGAAAGGGCAGTGGTGCCACAAAGGCCAAGATTAACCGAATGGCTTCACCGGACCTGGTGCAGCGATAACACCGGGAATGCCCGTGCCGGCCTTTATCATTGAGCCATTTGTAACAGATGCATCAACCGAAATGCAGATCGTCTCGGTGTACCAGTCATTGCCGCGGTTATCACCATAGTGGTCGGCAACAAGCACCTTATAAAGTCCGTCCGAATCCGTCCTGATCTGGACAAGAGCTAAATCCACAGATGCCTGCCCCAATGGCGCTGGGTTAAGCCTCAGTCTTTGGATGCTGGCATTGTCCAGCTTTATCCGCTTCCCTACTCTTATCCCTGGGTTAAGTAGCGTCTTAACATTTATTCCGTTCTGGTTTTGCTCCGGCAGCCCTACCATCCCTGTGGCAGAGGTCACAACTACGGCCTCGCCGGGAAGGTAGGCGTTGTTCGGGATAAGTGTCAGCTTCCCATCCTGAAAGCTCCAGCTGACGTCCTGCGTTTTCCCCAAAATATCGAGGAAGTCTCGCGTCATGCCGTAGAACACCTTCCCGCGCGGCAGCTTGGCGGCAGACAGTTCCGGGGCTTCCCCCATGGTGATACCGCGAGATGCCAGGGACTTCAGCGCCTGATCAAGGTGATCTTGGGCGGTCGACCCTGCAGCAAGAGTCACGTTCATGACCCCAAAGTTATAAGCGCTGTCACCATCGGCGGCAGTTATATCGATGTAGGTGTCCGTCTGGCTTTCGCGTCCACGCCTGACCTGCTTAATGGTCCCATCGAAAATTGTCCCGTAGTTACCGGCATATCCAGCCTGGAGAACGACCCGCTCAAACTCCCTTTGAATTTTCTTAATCGTATCGTCACTGAGGTTGTACACCCGGATATCAGCGGTGTTGGGTGTGCTGATATCGCCACGGCGCACCACGAATCGAATGCGCATGTCTGACAGATCAAGGGCCTCATCGGCATCGCCGACCTTGAGGCTGATTTGACGAAGGTATTGGGGTACGCTCATGGGTCACCAACAAGGATTGAGGCAAGGAAATGGGATACAAAAAACCTAGCGATTTCATTGATGAAATCATCCGGTACTGGCTTAACCGCATCTACAACAAGGACGGCAAGCTCTTTCTTTCGATCGACTACTCGAGAATTTCACCACCTGCTGGGACAGCACACTTTTCAGGTTCCAACGGCAGTTTTAGCGTTGTTTTCGAATGCGGGGGCTCCATAAGCAAGGACAACAACCCATTCACGTTCATCCGCGACGGGAACGACTAATCGCTAGTCCACCAGTAAAGGTGCGAGCCGACCCCGAGATTGTCGAAGGTCGGCACTGCATCGGGATCCGCTGTGGTCTGCACCCACAACACGCCGGTGAACCCAAGGTAGGCGTACTGCTGCAACAGGTTGACCCCGGTCACCAGAGGGATCCCCTGGATGATCGGGTTCGCACTGGTGTCGGCGATATCCAGTACCCAGCCAGCCTGATCCGCATTGCGCCATTGCACCGTGAGCCGGTAATCAATGCCCGACAGCGATATGCTGAAGGTCTGCGGATCCGGACTCAGCGGAATTTCAAAATTTGCCATGGGCTTACCCGTTTGGTGGCTGCCAGCCGCCAGGCGCAGGAACTCCCACAACCGCCTGCTTGGTACCCGCGTCTGCGGTTTCAGCAGTTGATTCGGGCTGTGCCTGGTCATCCTTGGGCGGCAAGGTTGTGGCCTGTGTCTGAACGATGAGGACCTGTTTGAAAACGGCCGTCACCATCAGCGTGTATTCGCTCTTCTCGTCCGTGGTCTGGCTCAAGCTGCGCATCAGCATGTTGGTGTAGAGGCGCTTGCCGGTTGAGACGTCGAACGGTATACGCGACTCCTGAAGGGCCAGCAGCTGGTTATAGACCCCTGAAACGTAGTCGGACCCGAAGGCATCGCCACCTGTCAGCGCCGATACCAAGCCTTTGACGCCATTGAGCACGCCGCCAAGACTTGCGTTGCTCCAGCCACACCTGATCACCAGGTCGGCCGGCTTCTTGAAGGCGTGGTCAGTTACGTTGGCGCCCAGTTCAACAGGGTGTTCCGTGATCTGCAGTTCGTCCGTGGCCACCTCTTCCATGGTGACGTGGGCCACGATACTGCCGATCGATCGCTTTGGGTCGATGGTGATGAAGCCTGCAAAGTTGGGCATATCAGTTCACCGCCGTATTCATATTGCGGGTCAGTTCCTGGTTTACCCGGCTCTGTGCACCGCCCACAGCGTTTGCGGTTGCAGCAGGATCAGTCGCCCCGTTGACCGTGATGTTGGTCGTCTGGATGAGCTGCGAGGCCATTTCACCGCGCACCGCTGCCTCACGGTCCGTATCCCTGGGCCGTTCGTAGTACTTGGAGACCACGGCACCGGCGTCCTGGGCATTCTGTGTGGCCTTCAGCAGATTGCCCGCCTTCTGCTCAGCACCCTCGGTCAGTTCGTGTTGAACAAATTCCATCTGCTTGATCAGGTCCGCCCGGTCATCCATGAGGTTGAATCCAGCCCACTCTTCGAACTTGTCCTGCCGATCCCGGTGCCACTGTGCAATGCCACGAGCCCGCCCCCAGTCGCCGCGCGCCTTCGGGTCTAAGTTGCTCTCTGCCGCCAGGTTGGCGGTGATACCGGCGGCCTGCTCCTTGGTCCAGCCCATGTTCTCGAAAAAGTCGGAAACGAAGTTGGACTTGTCCTTGTCGACGTCCTGATTCTTGCGCCAGGCATCAGACCGGGCCCGCTCCCTGGCTGCCTGGTCGGGGGTCTGCTCTTCAACAGGCGAAAGCCCTTGCCGCTCCCTGATCTTCCGGACTATCTCGTCCTCACCATCGTTAAGCGTTGGCGAGTACAGCAGCGCAGTAGCGCCGGCGAGCGGCGTCAGGATCGCAGCAGCGCCGGACAGCCCGGCGATGGAAGCACCCAAGGTAAAGAACGATCCAGCCAGGCGAGCGATGCCACTTACCAGCGACAGTGCGCCCAGCGCATTCAACAAGCCCAGCAGCACGATGATTCGCGTACTCCACCCGTCAGTGGACTCATCCAGCTTGACGAAGAAGTCCCATATTTTCTGAAGGTATGGGCCGGACTTCTCCGCGAAGTCGATCAGCTTCACAGCGATATCGGCAATACGGTCGGCGATCATTGGGCCGTTCTGTTGAAACCACTCCGCGAAACGCTTCAGGTCCGGGCCGAGCTTGCGCATGAGCGCCGACTGAACCTCAACGGAAAAAACTTCGAACTGCAGCCCGACTTCGCGCAGCGTCTCCATGAACGCATGGGCGTCCTTGGTGGCCTGGTCCAGCCCGCTATCCCGAAGTTTTTTGCGGTTCTGCTCCAGCTTCGCGCCGAACTTGTCGTCTTGGATCGCCCGCAGGGTTCGTTCATCAATGCCAAGCACCCCGGCGTACTGGTTTGCCTGGTACCAGGGCATGGCTTTCAGTTTTTGCCCAACGTTGGCCAGCAGATCGGCGGTGTCACGCAAATTGCCGTTTGCGTCCCGCGTCTGTACCCCGATGCCCTTGAGGAAATCCTCACCACCAGGGTTGTCACGCAGAAACTTGGCCATGCCCTCTATGGAGCCACGGGCTTCATCCGCCGATGCCCCCAGATCCCTGGCAGCATACTCGGCGGATTTTAGGCTTTCAGCGGAAGAGCCCACGCGCTGGGAGGCGTAATACAGCCCCTCAAGGTTGGAGGCGAACGCCGATACCCCCGCCGCCACTGTCAGCGACGCACCGGCAATTACAGTCACCAGGCGCACGACGCTCTTGGTCGCAGTGTCGATGCCGGCGCTGAAATCCTTCGCACCTTTCTGATCAACCTTGAAGCCCAGGCCAACCAAGAACTCCTTGATGACGTCTTGATCAGCCATTTAATTCTCCAGGGCCTGGCGCATCCGCTCCCTGTTTTCGGCGCGGATCAGCAGTGAATCGTTCATTTTTGCGATGTCAGAAAGGTCGAGTGTGCCGTTCAGCAGTGACTCATACAGGCACATACCCTCATGAACCGGGATGAGCAGCCAATCCTCGCCGTTGGGCAGCTTTTCAAGTTCGACCGTCAGGCCACGGGAGTGCCCTGGCCGGTAAGCATCCCGCGTAAAAAAGGGCCCAGCGACTCGGTGATCACACGCACGGACAGCTTGAGCATCACACCCAGGTCGAGGTCATCGAACATGCAGACTTTCTGGCTGGCGTTCCACACCGGGAACCAGGCTGTGCCCTGCTTGCGCTGAACAACGCCCAGGCAGGTGGAAAGGATGAACTCTGCAGTTTCGTCGGGCATGTTGGCGATGCCGTCAGCAAAGGGCTGCATCAGCGATGCAAGGCCCTCCAGATCGCCACTGAGTGGCGCCCCATCCGATTCCGTGTTGTCGTCTGCTGAAGCTGCAGCAGCCAACGCTTTCGCGGAGCCTTTGAGCTTTAGGAACACCGGGATCAGCGTCGGGATGACCGGTGCCACCTTGCGCGACAGGTGGAACTGCTGAAAGGTATTCAACTTGCTGATGCGGTAGGTATCGGCGCCTAAATCGAACTCGCTCATCAGTAGGTCCCCAGGATCGCGTCGATTTTGATCGAGTCGAAGACCCATTCAACAATATCGCCGTCCTTCTTGTAGTTCAGGTCAGGTCGCTTCTTGAACGCGCAGCCGCGGCACCCGATGGCATCGCCACTCGCGCTGTTGGTGATGGTGATGACGTTCATCCCCCATAGCGAAGAACTGAGCCCCTGCGCGTCATAAAGCGCCATCAGCTTGGCGTTCTGTGGCGATGTCTTGAGTAGGCGCACCGTGACCGTGCCGGACTTGCCTGCGTGCAATGAGTGCATACCCTCACCATCAGCACCAATGAGCATGGTGTTTTTGTCGTCCACCATCGCGGTAGAAATACCCTCTTCGGCGTTGGCAGACCCTGCGCCAAGGTCGATAACCGCGCCGGCGCCCACCAGGGTGGCGTTTACATCGAGAAAACTATAAGTAGGCATTGATCAGCTCCGATCAGCGATTGACGTTGATGATGACGTCGGCGAAGTGGACGGCGCCCGCCAGCTTGACGGCGCATTGAATAACCGGCGCTTTACGAGCCTCGCGGTCTGCCTGGGCCTGGGTTGCCACAGGGGGTGCGTAGGTGTAGTAGCCCTTGGTCAAGAACTGTCCGGTAGTAATTGCGCCGAATGCCGGGCCATTCCATTGGCCAGGCGCCATCAGGCCGTTGGTAACACCTTGGTCCATTCGGCTATCGATGGTTGAAACGATGCGGTTAATACCAGGGTCCGTTTGCGGGGTCTTTGTAGCGCCGGTGTAGAGCAGGTTGTAGACGGCGGTCTGTACATCGTTTTGCAGCCAGTCCAGCCCGTGCACCTCGTCGAAGAAATAGCCGTTACACATCACTCCTTCCTGGATGATCGCCGTGTCGTTGTTGTAGTTGACGAACACGTTGCAGTTTTTTGCCTTCAGCGCAGCGGCCTGCCCCTCCGTCAGGCTTTCGGCGGTGATCCCTGGTTCCTGCTTGAACTTGAGGGTAATGGTCGTGTTGTTACCTTGGAAGTTGACTGTGAAAGCCCGACCGAACATAGATGCGGCGGCAAATGGTGTGGCGCTGGAGAACTGGGTAAAGGTGCGCTTGTAGTTCGCCGTTTTCAGCTTGCTGGCAATGTCCGTGGTGCTGGTCGGGTCGAGAGCAAGCGAGTTCTGGGTGGTGTAGCCGAAGATTCGGCTTTGGCCAGAACCTTCGATGAACGCAGCCACGGACAGTACATCAGCCTCAACCAGCGCAGCGTCAGCAACCAGAAGGCCGTACCAGTCATTGGAGATACTGGCCAAGGCAGAAACTGCATCAACCAGGCTTTCTGCCACAACGCCATTCACCGGTACCGAAGCCTGACCGGTTACCAGGCCAAGCAGTGAGGAAACATCTACTCCGCTTGCCGGGGCTTCGGCGTAGCTGATGGTCGAGGTAGCGCCGGTGGTAGCGCTGGTGACCTCGAATCGACTGAGCGTGGCGTTCCACACGCAAGTACCAGCGGAGGCTAGCTTGGTGGTGATGATGGAGGCCACGCCATTCAGGTTGGTCGTTCCAGAAAGGTCGATCGCAGCCAGCGTTTTCAGCGTGCCGTCGATGGTGATCTTCATGCCGCCGGCAGTCACCGCCGTGAAGTTGCCGATAGTCTGCTGGGCGGCCGAAAGAACAGCGCCCTTGAGCAATGCTGAAGTCGCGGTCTTCGCCCAGCGCCCAGCAAACATGATGGCTGGTTGCGGCGATTGACTGAAAAACAGATTGGCGGCCAGGTACTCCGGAGCGGTGGTGCCAAAGTCACTCACCACTCCATCGAGGCTGGAATATTGGCGGATTCGCTCAGTGACATCGATCACGGGCGACGAGCCGAGGACCAGCAGCGCGCCAAAATCGCGCGCAGCAGCTGCCTTCGGAGACATGACGATCTGGACGTTCACGACGTCCGAAATGGCAAGAGTCTGCATTGCTTTCTCCGGGGTGGATCAGTCGACGAACGTTATCGGCGCCGACAGGATGTTGAGGACAGGGTAAACACGCACCACTTGGCGGCGCATGTAGATGAAGAGGTCGTAGCGGCGCACCCATTGCTGGTTGACCAACTCGGGCACGGGGCGAATGTCGGAAGCGCCGTAGAACGCCATCCGGTAGGCCTTCACCGCTTCGCTGTTCTGCGGGACGAAGATGCCGTCGCGCAGGATCGAGGCGTAGGCCTGGGCCTGCGGACCGTAGAACGTGCACAGCACCTGAAGCTCTTCGTGCATCTGGTACTGGTCATGCCCGTCGTTCGATCCGTCGTGATCGATAACAGGATTGGCGACGGTCTTGGTTTCGTGCACGCCGACGGCACACCAGTTGATATCTGGTTCTGGCTGCTTTGGTGGCTTGATCTGCCAGCGCGGCCGGACAAACTTCCCAGCCAAGCCACTGATGCCGACCACCATGGCTTGCAACACGTCTTCAAGGTCGGTGTCTTCCGCAGGCGCAGGCGAGCCCGCCGGCGCAAGGTAGCCGCCGGTTGCTGATGTGTTCGCCATGGTTTATCCCGCCAGAGGAAGAAGGTCGCAGGTGGCACAGACAAAGCCGCGCCCGAAGTGCTTGTAGTCGTTGACGTTGGATACGGTGTACCGCTTGCCCTTCCAAGTGACGATATCGGCGGTGGTATCGCCTTCGCCGGCCGTCAGCCTGAAGATGGTGTGAATGGTGATCGAGCCTTTTTTGCGCTCGGCCCCCGCCAACCGCTCCAAGATGTCGCCTTTATCACTGGTGACCACGCCGGCGAACGGGGTGTTGGTGTCCGCTGTGGTGGCTCGCCCGTTATCCCCGACGGTTTGCACCGCCCTGGTACAGATCAGGCCGAGATCCATGAAGTCGGGGTCGAGCAAGATTTCTGAAACATCGAGCTGGGCCATGGTCAGTCCTTCTCGCGAATCACGTAGGTAATGGAGTTGCGCAACTGACCTGTATCGATCAGCGGCTTATCTCCCGTGCGCCCGCGCCTACGGCGTGCAGCAAGGGTCGCCGGCGCCAGGGCTTCGAACGCTCCACTGTTGATTTCGTTGCGGGCCCCCGCCTGGGCGATCAATCCCGTAGCATTCAGCTCAACATCCACTTTTTCCGAGTTGCCATCCATGGCAGCCTTGGCTGCCTTCTGGAGGTGGTTGTTGATGCTTTCCTGCGTCCGGGCGATCCCAGGGTTCAGGAATGGTCGCGCCGGGATATTGGAGGCTGGGGCACCGAATTCGTGGATATAACCCAGCTGTGCGTTGTTGATCGGCTCTTCATCGCCTTCCTGGCGCTCTGCCTTTGATGCCGGGATGCCCACCAGAACCTGCTTTTTAGCCAGGTCCTGGATAGATGCCAACACCTTGGCCACGTCGTCCTTGGTGATCTTCATGCTCACAGCTGAATCCCTCCAGTACCGATCATGCGGGCCAGTTGCAGGAATTGGATGCCGTAGGTGGTCAGATTGAAGAACCCACCGTCATTCAGAGCCACAGCCCCCGTGTCGTAGCCCGCGCTGACCTTGTCCACCGACTTGGAGGTCAGCGGGCCTTTCACCTGGCCCGCCGTGCCTCCAACCATTTCCGCCAGCTGGTTGTTGGCAGCCAGCGTGATGTTGTGGGCAATGAACAGCTCAAGGCCCACGTCCAGGTAGTCGCACCAGCGATCTGGCGCGAGTGTTTTAAGCCCCAGGTTCAGCCAAAGGTTCACGGTTGAATCAGGGTATTTCGCGGTGTCGGCGAACTCCGGGAAGTCCGCGCGGAACTGCGCGGCATCCATGATCAAGCCTTCGCTTTGGCATCCGCGTCGGCTTTGGCCTTCGCGTCTGCATCGGCTTTTGCATCGGCATCTGCTTTGGCCTTGGCGTCGGCATCAGCCTTCGCTTTGGCATCCGCGTCGGCTTTGGCCTGGTCATCGTCGCCGGTGCTGGACTGCAATGCCTTGGCCTGCTTAGCCGTTACCGCCTCGGTGTTGGCCTTCACATACCAGTGCTCCGCGATTTCGTCTTCGACCTCTTGCAGGCCGGCTTCGAAGTCGCGGATGCCATCGGCCAGGTTCAGCTTGAAACTTTGGAGCACGTTGAGAAACTTCATGGCGCTCTCCAGTTAGATGCCGTCGCGGTAGCCGACAGTTTCCGGGTAAACCACTTCGGTGACGCCCAGGCGGCCGTAGTAGGTGGTGATCTGGCGAATGCCGCGATATTCCAGCGGCGTGCGTTGCAGCGGCACCAGCGGGAAGCGAATGCGGTCCTTCTCGTTGGTGTACGCCATCATGCGGTCTTTGCCAGCGGCACCACGGCCGGTCAGCCATTTCAGGGGCTGGATGTTCAGTGGGCGACCGGTCAAGGCGTTGGTCAGGCTGTTGATGCGCAGATATTCCAGCACCGAAATGTTGCCGGCGTCCGAAACCTTACGGCTTACCAGCTGACTGAACTGAACCGGGGGCAAGCGCAGCTCTGCGGGACAAACCGCAAACGCCGATGCTGCCCAGGTGCTGTTCAGCAGGTCGTTCACGTCAGCCAGGATCTGGTCCGCGGTAGCAGTCGACCAGGTACCGGTCAGGGCATTGCTGACGTTGGTCACCACCGAGGAGTTGACCATGCCGGTTTCGCCCAACTCGGCGTCACCGATGTAAACCTGCTCGTCGGTGTCCATGTTGTGCTTGAGCTGGAGGCCGGTGAACTTCTGACTGTCCACCGGGCGGCCCAGCTGCATGGCCGAGGCCAGCTCAGGCAAGGTCCAGGAAATTTCCATACCCCAGAGGGTCAAAGGCTTCGGCGTCTTGCCGATATCCAGCGCCATGCTGGCGATCGAGGTGGAGTCCTTGCCGATCCACGCCTTACCGGTGGTGCTGGTACCACCCACAGCGGCAAAGGTGCTGTTGGTGAAGCTGGAGACTTCGTCGGCAATGCTGACGTCCTCACGCAGCTGAATGTCGCGGCTCCAAGTGACGGTGGCCAGCGGACCATGCAGCGTCTGGTCGAGCCGTTCCAGCTCGCCTACCAGGAACACGCCAGTGGAATCGATGGTCTGGGCGTCAAACGTCATGAGACCGTCGCGAGTGTGTACGCGCTTGATATGGCGCGGAAGAATCAACTTGCTCATCGAGCGTTCCCCTTAGATGTTGTAAGCGATTTCGACAACGCCAGTGGCATCGGCGGCGCCCATGAAAGACGCGGTAGTGATCGCGACGGTGTTGGTGCTGTCTGCGGCTGCTTCGATACCGCCGATTGGCTTGCCAGCAGCGGCTGCTGCGACACGCACGTACACGGCGCCATCCTTGGCGGCGGTGCCGGCATTGAGCTTCACGGTCATGTAGCCGCGACGCAGAACGTCAGCAACGCCCTTGGTAAACGGAGTTGCAGTGCCCAGCGGATCGGAGGCTGCGCCACCGGTTGTTGGGTACGGGCGCACGAACAGGCCGTACTCAGCACCAGCAGCATCACCGGCGCCGAAAGGCACGAACTGGCCGCCGGCGATCTTGCCGAACAGGCCATAACCGGCGAACGGCAGTGCCGGATTCAGGAAGACGGGTTCAATCGTTGCCTGGCTGGTACGCGTGACGTCGCCGGGGATGCCCGCAGGCATCCGGTACAAAAATGCATTGCTCATCGGGTCAATCCTCAGTTGCGGCCTTGGTTCCAGAACTCTTTGTTGGCCTTGTTGATTTGATCCACGCTCAGCGGAGCGCGGCCAAAGTCTTTGGTGACGTGGGAGTTTCGGGTGCCCACATTGTTATTGCGTGCCTTTGCCAGTTCGGAAGCACCAACGAACACTGCCGATACCTGGTCAGCGGTGAGCTTCGACAAATCGCGGCCCACCAGGAAGGGCTCGACGATGGTCTTGCCGTCGGCGGTCTGCATGGCGGTGGTGAGTGCAGCGCGCTGGCAGTTGCAAACGTGGTCAGAGGTCTTGACCTTGGCGTCACGGGTGGCGAGCGAAATTCCTGGCACCAAGACTTCGGCCCGGGAACGCAGATCAGTCATGACGGCGGCGTCACCGGTGTAGGCGGTGCCCAACGCTTCAGGGGTCTTGTTGACGGGCTCCGGCTCGAGCAGGTTATCGACGGTTTCGCCGCCCGGCTCATCGTCGCCATCGTCGTCCTCGGTGATTTTCTTCACCGAGGCTTCCATATCGGACATGCGTTTATCCATGGACCGCATGGTTTTTAGGATGGACGCTAGGGCGACAGAGTCGGCAGTTTTGCCTTTGCCACCCTCATTGCCTTCCTCTTCTTCCTCTTCGTCGCCGGTCTTGGCGCCTTCCAGCGCCTCTTCCAACGCAGCTTCATCTTTAGCGCGGAATGCGGTCATTACCCGGTCGCGCCAGGTGCGTTTCGTTTTTGCATCAGTCGTCTTGGCCACTTCAGAATCTCCAATTGCACATCGCGGGCCACAGCGGCCACGCTCTACCAGGGCTACGTGGTTTCCCACGATGTTCATCTGGCGGCCGCGACCGACCGCCAGTTGTTCGTAATCGGCGTCATAGCCGCAGGACACTTGGCGCAAGCCGCTGCGCACCTCTTCGATTGCCGCCGAATCGGTGATCAGCAGATCAGCCAGCACCAGGTCGCTTTCAATACCGTCGCCCTGGCGCACGTTCTGGGTGATACCCATCGACAGCTCGCGCCAGTTGGCGGGGGTTACAAAGTCTTCGGGGTGACTCATGGTCACCGGCTTGCCTTCGAAGCTGGCAATCGTCTCGGCGCGGAAGACCTCGTCGGGGTTACGCTCGATGGTCACGATGCCACCGGCGCCGCCCTGAACTATCGGACCGTCCTCATTGACCAGCTCGCTTTCGTCATAAACGAGCGTGCCGGTACGGGCGATGGGTACCGCCTGGCACAACAAGAAGCCTTCAGGGGTCATGCTTTGCCGGGCGCTCAAGCGCTCAGGCGCGAACCAGCGCCCGGCCTCGTCCTGGGTTCTAACTTTCATAGTTGGGTTACTCGGGAATGACGGGGTCGGGGTAGCAGCGGCAGTTCGGGAAACACCCGGCATGGCCGGTCATCTTGTCCAGGGTCGGCGGCGAGTCCCAGCGAACGAACTTGCCGTTCATTTCCGCGTGCGAGTGACGAACATCGCTGTCACCAGAGGTCCGCCAGATATAGCCCTCACTGCCCACGGATCTGGCCCGGGCCTCGGTAAGGGTTGAGGCAGTGCGGGCCACCTCTGTACGAGCGATGAGCTTCGCCTTGCTCTCGGACACTTCGCCCGAGCGCTGTATTTCCTTGGCGATTTCGCTGGCCCTGGTGCCGTCCTCAATACCTTGCAGCGTCAGTTCGTGCACGCGTTTGGCGGCGTCGAGGGGGATGCTCTTGATCAACGTCACCTGCTCGGCGAGCAATCCCTGCATGACCCGGCCCGTGGGCGCATTGCGGATTTCCTCGCGCAGCGCCTTGGACATGTTTTCGGTCATCACCGCCCAGGCCTTTCGGTCCTGCTGGTTGACCTCGACGAGCATCTTGCTTGCCGTCGAGACCGCCCAGTCGTTCAGCAGATCGGCGTAGCGATCGAGCATGGTGGTGATGGTCGGTTCAGCTGCAGGATCACCAGGCGGGAAGCCGTTGATGATGCTTCCCACCTGGCGCGCTACCTGCGACAGAGAGGACTGGTATTGCCGTTCGGCTCTACTCGCCCTGACCGGGTTCCGGTTTCGCTTTTTGTCCCGGGTCATCAGGCGCATCAATCAGATCCTTTTCGCCGATAACAGGTGGAGGTTCAGCCTCTGCCGCCGCAATGTCGTCGTCGGTGATGTTCGACCACATGCCGGTGGTGTTGCTGGACTGACGCAGTTCTTTCAGCGCGGTTGGGCGGTCGATGATCTGCGCATCGAACGCTTCCACCACCGAAGTAGTGTCCTTGCTCGATATCTCGGCCTTTTCGGTGTCGCTGAGCTGCCAGAGCGGCACGAAGTCGAACGCAAAGCCTTCGGGTAAGGGCTTGCCCAGCTCGGAACGACTGATCACATCGCAGAGCGTCGTTACACCAGGACGCAGGTTGGAATCCTGATCACTCTTGACGCTGTCGTAGTAGATGCGCACGGACGTGTCATCGCCGTTGCTGATGCCGCCCGGCGACTGCCCGAACAGGATGATGTCGGGCGTCTCTACGGCGCCGCACACCTGCTCACCGAACTTATCGATGACATCAGACAGGCCGCTGAAACTGTACTGGTGCGTTTCGAACTCGTCGGATGCATCCATGAGGGTCAGCCCCTCATTGCTCTGGAACTGGCGGATCATATCGATGTTCTTGAGCAGCGCCTCCAGGGCCTTGCCGCCCATGGCGATCAGTTCACGCAGCTTCTCGACCTTGTACGTGCGCAAGTGGGCTTTGTAGACCAACTGGGCCGTGCCGGAGGTGACGCTGTCGAACGCAACCAGGCGATCCCACAGCCGTTCCAGCACCGACTGCCCCCAACCGTTTTCGGCAATGCGCTGCCAATACGGCAGTTCAACGCCTTCGCGGCGGATCACGCGGGTGTAGTGAATCTTCTGGTTGATCAGTGCTTGGGCATCCGCCACCACGGTATAGAACTTAGGCTTGCCCATATCGGGCCCGTATTCTGTAACTAGGTTCTCCAGCGACGGCTGCACAAGCCAACGGTCCAGCACCAGCAGCCCCTTGAATTGACCCGGGCCGATCGTATCCAAGCGCAGGGGTGTTTCAGGTCGTTGGCCATCGATCAACATCACAGCAATGGAACCACCATAGAGCCGCGACCACTTTTCGTTGTCGCCAAGTGACTTCCAGATCTGCAGGCGCTCAAATGCGCGTGAAAGCTTGTCCTTTTCCTCGGGCGGCATGATTGAGTTGAATTCAATCCCCTCGCGGGTCATGTCCTTGGCCCGGCAGTCCACAGCACGGCCTGCCAACCAGCTGGAGCGATACACGGCCTCCATCCGGATCCGGTTACGACTGACGAAGTTGAACCCGTAGCTGCTGTCGCTATGCTGGTTGGCGGTGCCCAAGCCGACCCGGGCGGTGAAGTTCTGGAAGCTGTCGCCGGTCATGAAGGACTTTCGAGCGGCGTCTGTTTGCTGGTTGACCTTCGCGGCCCTGGCGTTGATCTGGTGCCGCTTGCTCATAGTCGTCCCCATATCGCAAGGCTGCTCTGGCTGCCCAGCATGTCGTTGATGGCGTCACACATAGGGTCTATTTGGTCGTCATGAAGGTGGCTGTCGTCGGCGGTGAACGCCTCGCATTCGGTGATGAAGTCGGATGTGAACGGTGCGTCTTCGGGGATACAGACGTTGCCGGACTCGATGTAGCCGAGCACGTCCATAACCCTGGTCAGCTTGTCCTTGGTCCGCTCGATGCCCGATATCGGGATACCGCCCAGGCTTCGAATGTCCTGGATGAGGCCGGTGCCGCTGGCCTTGTCCTCTACCATGAACGAACGCAGATAGCCGACGTCATGCGCGGCACTGTGCTTGTTCCAGAACTCGGTGGCGCGCTTGCGCAGGTCCGGCGCTTCCCATTTCCCACGCAGCTGATCGATCAGGTAAACCCGGCGATCTTCGCCAAGCCCCCAGCACTGGAACACGGTGTAGTCGTTTCGCTCACCGGTCTTTTGCGCCGTATCCGCATAAATCACGCGGTATTCAATACGTGGCAGGACGCGGTAGCGAATGAACCAGGCCGAGTGGATCAGGCCGCCGCCCTTGGTGGTTGGCCGCTGCTGGTAGAGCGCGTTCCAGGCGTGCGAGCCAATGGCCTGTTTGATCTTGGCCAGGCGTTCCAGCGGATAGCGTTCCGGGTGCAGGGCCTCGCCGACCTTGCGGTAGGCTTCGTCTTCTTCAGCAACGGCCGGGAAGCTCACAACCTTCCAGTTGTCGCCCTCGCCATCTTCCATTTGAGCCAGCAGCCGCCCGGCCAAGTCGTCGGAGTGCCAGCGGGTCATGCCGAGAAGAACCCCGCTCTTGGGCGAAAGCCGCGTGTAGAACGTGGTGGTGTACCAGTCCCAAATCGCGTTCCTGACGGTCTCGCTGTTCGCTTCCTTGGCGTCCTTTACCGGGTCATCAATGATGCCGATATCGGCACCCATGCCGGTGATGCCCGCGCCGACGCCGGCGCTACGGTATGAACCGGCGTAGCCGACAATCTCGAAAATCTCGCTGTTGCGCAATGCAGTGCCATTGCCTGACGACGCGCGCTTACCGCTCAAGCAGGTGTCAGGGAAAATACCGTGGTAGGTGTCATCGCCAATGATGCGTTGTACATCCCGGTTCATCCGGCTGGCCAGGTCCGACGCGTACGAACAGGCGATCATCTGTAAATCTGGATTGCGGCCCAGCGCCCAGGCCGGGAACCGCCGGCTGAACAGTTCGGACTTCCCGCTGCGGGGTGGTGCGAAGATCATCAGCCGTGGCTGTAGCCCGCGCTCGACGTCGTAGTAGAACTGTTGCAGCGCTGCGGCCACCTCGCGGTTGAACCAACCTTCAACGAAGTCAGGTTTTGTCCGCATGGTGAAATGCAGCAGCCCACGGCGTGCGCGCTCATTTCTGATCGCCGACAGGTCGAGCAGCTGCGGCGATACGCTCAAGCTGCTCAAGTTGGTCATCTGAGAGGTTCCGCAAGTCCACGGTTGTGTTGGTTTGAATCGGTCCGCCGCTCGGGTCACCGATTCCGATCTGGTCGCGGAAGGCGTTCACACTGACGTGCTTGCCGATCAGCTCCAGGGCTCGCAGCTTGTCGTGGAATTTCACCTTGCCGGACTTCATGTCCACTTCCTTGACCATCTGGCGCCAGATCAGCGGCCATTGCCTGATTGGCAACAGCTTGCCGTCATCACCATGGATCGCGGCCAGGTCCATCTGATCAATGTCGGTGAGGCGCTGCAGCACGTAGTCGGCATCGACCTGCACGCGCTTGTTGCGCTCGTCCTTGGCCTGCTCGATGGCGCCGACGATGTCGGGGCGCTGCATGAGCTGCCAGGCCTGGTCCTTGGCGCCCTTGACCGCGTATCCGGCCCGGATGGCAGCCTGCGTGGCGTTCAGGTCCACCAGGTACTCAACGACGAATCGACGCTGCTTAGCTGTCAGCGCCATGGGGATACCTCAAGGATTCTGTGGTGGCTGGGCAGCGAAGATATGACCGCGCCTGGCCCAGGCATAAACCACCACACCTGTGTGCAACACGACGCCGAACGGGTTGATCCAGTGCCCTTGGATTGAAGTTACGAAAGCGCCGAACGCACCGATGGCCACCAGGTAAAACGCGGTGCACAGCAACGGCTGGTCAACGGGGCGAATGCGGCGAAGGTAGTCACAGGCCGCCAGGGCGACCAGGACACACAGAAGCGCGTCCACGACGCCCAGCGCGGAAACAAGGATGCTGTTCATGTCACACACCTCGCGCTGTGACGAACGCCCCCAGAGCAGCCTTGATGCCCGGGATGATGTTCATTGCCGTCAGGCCCAGCACGAAGGCTACGCCGCACAGCAGATCATCAGTCACCGCAAGCTCAAGCTTGGGGGCCAGCCAGATCGTTACCGGCTGAGTCAGGTAAACCGAGAAAAGAAAGCCAGTGGCTACAGCGGTCGCTGCCTGGCCCCGGGTCAGGTCTTTCAGGAAACCGAGGGACAGAATCGAGCCGATGAAAGCAGCCATGACCACGCCATACTTCACCAGCACAACGCTGGCGGCAGTGCTTGCTGGCTCAGCCATTGGAGGACTCCGGGGGAATAATAAGGGCCGCATGTTGGGAGGCCAAATATATGGCTATTAGCCGCCATCGCGATTAAAGTCACTTGGCTGTTATCGCAAGGCCGCTCATGAATACTCAGCGGAATAACTTGCGCTCAATTAATTCAAGCAGGAGTTTCAATTTTGACTAAGGATGAATTAGCTTTAGGCGCCACGCTTCTGGCACATACGGACGCTATTGCAGCGCTGATTGCAGTGCTAACGAATGAAGGAAAATTGCACCCCAAGCTTTTTGAAGTTGCCCTTGAGGGGGTTCAGGCAAAACACCCTGAAAAACCTGAAGGCACAAGCTTCATGGAACACCCGAACTATCAAGCTCCAATTAAGGCGTTCTTGGCCGCTACCAGGAAAGATTTCTAAAGCTTCCAGACACGCACAAAAAACCCGGCGCTTTGGCCGGGTTTCGAGAGGATTTACGCTCCGGGCGTAACTTTGCAACTTGCGAAAAAGGTATCAGAACACTCGCCAAACGGTCAAGCGTCAGACTTTACCGAGAATTTCGCAGAGTCGCTCTTACCGCCAAGACCTACTGGAACGCCAAACAACTTCTTGCCTCCAGCAACATATTCCAGGTTCCCCCCGGCCAGGTCTTGAAGCCGCGTCCACAAGCCTGCGTCATGAATAACGATGCTTGAAACCTTCCCTCCTTCGCCGGTGATCCGGTTTATCTCGTCCAGAATCTCGCCGATCACGTCGTCTTGGTCACTCACTCTGCACCTCCTGTTCAAGTCCATGAATACTACGCCACGCGTTTGGTTACGTCACCGACCCGCTGGCGTTGGCTCCAGTACTCGGTGATACGGTCCAGGTAGAGCTGGTGCCGGTGCTTGTTCTCGAACACGTCGTGGCCCCACTCATCCCGGTAGGCAGCGGCGTAGGCCAGCATTCGACGGAACCAGCGGCGCAACTGCCGCTCTCCCATCTTGCCCAGGCGGACCTGTAGGGCGATGACGGCACCAGTGCGGCGGGCTGAGTAGCTGGCGGCCCGGGCGTCGGCGACTGCATCGCGATCGTGGCGGTCCCACCGGCACCACCCGTCATGCTGCCGGCCATCCATGCGCACGATGACGGCGGCGACGGGCTGCAATGCTTTGGCGTCGAGGATGTCGACGGCCTTGGCGATGGCCGACCAGATCGGCGCCCAGTCCCTGGCCCAGTGGCTGACGTCGAGTTTGGCGCCGTACCAGTCGAGGACGAACTCACAGACGCGACCAGGCCCCCAGCCTTCGCGCCCGTACACGAACGCCTGATGACTCTTGATCGCGGCCAGGGCCATCCAGTAGGCGATTTCCCGGCGCTTTTCGGAACACTCCGGCAACTCAGCGGTGAACCAGACCAGTCCGTGCGCTATGCCCATGTCCTGACCGTTGGCGACAGGCGAGTACAGCGCGTGCCCGAAGTGCTGCAGGGGCTTGGGCAGCGTGGCGATGGCGGATTGCACCAGGCCAGAGGCGAGCATGTGCGCACACCGGCCGTTGCTGTCGAGCATCGAGGGCATGGTCTCCCCGACCACACGCCCCTTCTTGCCCAGTGCTGCCCGCTCGGCCGCCGCCGCCAGAACCGAATCACGGCCTTCGTGCAGTGCGTCCCGCCAGGCCTGTCTCGCGCTGATCAGTTTCATGGTTCTCCCCTCGATGCGTAGTTTTGCGTAGTTCGGTATTTCAGCTGCACAGCGGCATTCCGTGTCGCAGGTACAGGTTTACGGCGAGCATCACCAGGGTGCCCAGTGCTGCAATGGCGATGATCAGATAGCGGTTCATGAGCACTCCCCCACCAGCGGTACGATCCGTACGGAAACACCCGGCGTTTCACCAAAGCGCTTGCGAACGTGGAGGTCGACAACCTGCACGTCGTCGTTCCAGGTGATGCCGTTAAGTCCGTCGAATATGGATTTAACAACGTTGTCCAGATCGGGCTTCTTGGTTGGCAGAACCTCGCCGGCAAGCGCCATGGCCTTCCACTTTTTCGACTTGGATTGAGGGATGGCGCAGACGATTCGCATCTCAACCATCACGGGGCCGGCCAGAAGCGCACGCCCTGCCATTGCCTCAGTTCCAATGACGGCGACAAGCCCCTCGTAGTTGATCGTCTGGTCAGTTGGGTGCATGCGAGCAAAACCGTGCATGGTGCTCAGGCGCATGCGGCCCTTGCCTATCGCTTTGCCTGGCACGAAGAACGACACGGGCTTGAAATCAGACATGGTCGTCTCTCCGGATACCGAGCTTGGCCAGCAGCATTGCCCTGGCGGATTGGGGGTTGGCTGGGATGCCTTGGGCGATAACGAGCGCTTCGGCTTCCTGGCGGCTGTGTTCCAACTGGACCTGCTCACGTGGCCGCATGCTGTCGTGACCGATTCCCTTGGAAATGCGCCCTTCCAGCGGCTGGCCGGTCTGTGCGCGGCGCATCACGATTGCGTAGTTGCGCTCAAAGCGTTGCTTCAGCGCCTTGTCATCTGCCCGGGCTGAGCGCAGGTCGAACGTGCTGGTGGCCTCGGCAGCGATTCGCACCGCTGGGTGGCTGTACTTGCCCTGCAAGGCTTGAATCCATGCATCGGCCTCATGCGGAAGGCCCATGTCTTCGGCGGTCGGTTTGCACCAGGCAACGAACTGGCCGACGTTGGGCAGGAACGGACTGGAGGACTTTCGGGCCTGCTGGAAGCCGAAGGCCAGTTGCGCGTCGGAGTTGATACCGCCCTGGATAAAACCGGCGATCCACTCGCGCTTGGCGTTGTACAGCGCTTTGTCGTCGGTCCAAGCCTGGCGCCATGCCGGGAATATGCCCTGGAGCTTGTCGAACACGGTGTTCACGATGTCGGCGGTTTGCTTGTCGACCTTGATCGGCTGTGCAACGGGAACACCCGCCAGTGCCTGCTGTGGGTCGAGACCTTTGGTGATGTCCTGAACGGTTTTCATAGGATCGGCTCCAGTGCCCAGTCAGTGCTGGTCATGTCCAACGGTTGGTTGCTGGGGCGTTGCGGTCCGGTCATGCGGCGGTTGGCGTCGTCCTGGGCCTTGAGAAACCAGGTTCGCCATGTGGCTGGCCAATCGGCCTTGGTGCCGCCGTTACCGCGCCAGTAGTTCACGAACTTTTCGGTTTCGTTGACCAGGTGTACGGCGGGTGCACGATCAACTGCCCACTTGCGCATGTCGCCGGAGACGTTGAACGGTTCAGGCAAACGGGCTTTGCGCTTGGGTTTCGGCTCTGGTGCTGGAGCCGGTGCAGGCGGCTCCGGTTTTTCAGAAAGGGGGGTAACGGGGGGTTCTTGATCTTTAATCCCTGTCCCTGTCCCTGTCCCTGTCTTAGCCGTGTCAGGTGCGTGACCTGTCACCGTGACAGGTTCGTGACTTGTCACACCCTCTTTACCTTCGTTGAGTGACAGGTGCAGTGACCTGAGTTCGGAGGTTGGAATGTTCCAAGGAAGGACAATTCCAGCCTGTCGCAGGTCTTCAAACATGCGCTTGCGGTCGTCTCTCTCCCTTTGTTTGCGGGCCTTCTCGTTGTCCTTGACCTCTCGGTACTCGACTCGCTCGGCCCAAGCATCCATCGCTTTTTCGGTCACCACAGAGTGGTACAGGCGATCATCGGAGCATTCGACAAAGCCACGGAGCGCGCCGTTTTTTACCTTCTTCCACCCCTTAACATCACGACCAAAACCGGCGTAAGCAGCCAGCGCCGTGTCGGAATTCGGGAGAGAACCCGCGGGAATTTGGTTCCAAGAAGCACACCAAAGCATCACGGCGGCGCGAAATTCTTCTCCAGTTGCCTCAATTGCAAGATCGCTATCGCGCAATCTGTTGACGTCCAGGGGCATAAACGGCATGCCGCGAAGATCAACGTCGGCGGAAATTGGTGGCTCAGGCTTGATACCCACGGTCAATCCTCCTGCAACTGGTCAACGTTCTGGATGTGTTCCATCCAGCGCTTGGCCTGGTAGAGGATCGCTTCGATATCGCGCACGTCGAAGCACCGCATATTGGTCGGGACAATCTTCAAGTCCAGGACTGCAAGGATCAGTGCGAACTGCTCAAACTTCTCCGGCTTCATGCGGCTGATAGTCGCCTCGTCGCAACCTACTGCAAACGCAACAGGCGCATTGCCGACTGATGCAAGGCGCTGCATGAGGACGTGATTGTTCTTGCGGGCCAATACAGTTTGTTCTTGGCTCAATGGGCTCGTCGACATAGCTAGGCCACCGACTGAGACCGGCTTTCTTGGCCGGCCTTCAGTGCTCCATCTGTGAGCTTTTCCAGTTGGTACTGGCGCAACTCGGGGACTTCATCCCCCCACTGCCGCACGGCCTCATACGTGATTTTGAGAGCCCGTGCGAGCTTGGGGATGGAGCCGTAATAATCAATCGCTGTTTGGCGTTTCATGGGCACCTCCAATGCTCTTACGCCAAATTCAAGCATGCTTGTATTTAATAAGCAAGCATGCTTGGCAAGCCAACTTGTAGATTGGGCAAATGAACATCACTGATCGAATGACGAAACTTGTACTGGCACGGAAGCCTGAAACCGGCGTACGTGGCGTAAAGAGGCTGATATCCACTACTTGCGGCGTCAGTTACGAGGCTGTGCGCCAATGGTTCGCCGGGGATACCGGTAATATCAAAAATGACAACCTGCTGGCGCTGGCCCGTGGACTGGATACCACAGTCGATTGGCTGCTGGATGGTGCCGGCGACCCACCGAGGCGGCGTGCCATGGATAACGTAGTGATAGGCGACTTCTCCCGACAGCAACGGGACGACGAGATTGATATCCCCCAATATGACGTGGTGGGATCAATGGGGCCTGGCCAGGTCCTGCCAAAGGAATACATCGAGACGGTCCGCAACATCACCGTTCGCACTGAGTACCTACGTGAACAGGGCATCACCTACACCCATGGCGATAACCTGTCGGTGATCACTGGATTCGGCGAAAGCATGGGTGCCACCTTTTCCAGCGGTGACCCACTGATCGTTGACCAGGGCATCAATGAAGTCGTGGTTGACGGTGTCTACGTGTTCACTCTGGACGGCATGCTTTACATCAAGCGCCTGCAACGCCTGCCGAAGATGCTGCGCATGATTTCGGATAACGAGACATTCCCACCTTACGACATCAAGGGCGCCGAACTGGAAAGCATGATCATTCATGCCCGCGTGCTGCTGGCCTGGAACGCAAGAAAGCTCTAACAGGAACTGCTGGAGACACTGGTCGAAAAATGGAATGAACTCGATGCAGATAAAACTATTGAAACCACTGGCGATTACACTGGCGTTGTCGTCAGCAACCCTCATCCCCCAAACGTCCCAAGCAGAAACCAAGTTTGCAATCAGCGGTATTGGTGCATCGTCTTGTGGGAAATTCATGAAACCGCCGAAAGGCCAAAAAGAATTTTCAGACGCTCTGACCGTCACCTGGTTACAGGGGTATCTCAGCGGGACGAATACTCAGCGCTACATCGAATCTCAAAAAGCGATGAAGGTTCAGCCAGACAGCGAGTCAATGACCGCTTTCGTTGAAAAATTCTGCCGCGATAACCCATTAAAGACCGTCTACGACGCCGCCATTTTGCTCGATTTGAGCTATTAAACGGCACGAAATCAAAAACCCGCCACTGAGCGGGTTTTTTTTCGCCGACAGGAAAATACACAAGTGAACTTGCATATCGAATACAAGCATGCTTTTATAAGTGCAAGTCGGCTTGCATATCCGACCCCGCTCTTTAGTCCCACCGCTTCAACTGTTACGCGATCAGGCACAGCGAGCCCTGATCCCTGGGGGCCTCCCCCAGTCCGGCGCGGCAGGGCCGGTAAGTGGAGTGTCAGTGAAGGCTGACTGTCGGGCCCCGAAGGCCCCCGAGAAAGTAATCGCCCAGTCCGCAGGTGGCGTGTAACAGCGGCCAGCAACACCGGAACCTTTCACTGATGCACCTGGCGACGGGTGCATTGGGAAATCAACCGGAGCAATAGCCATGAACGAGCAACAAGCAGCAGAACCAGTCAAGTGCACCTACTGCGGCAAGCCAGCGGATCCCGTAGTTAAGCGGGAGATTCATGACCGCACACGCTGCCAATTCAGCAACCGGCAAGTGCTTCGCACCCGCGAATTGCCGTTTTGCAGCAAGGAACACGGCAGCAACTACCAGATGGGTTGCGAAGGCTGACCACATCACCTCTGCCCATTCCACTGGGTAGGCAGACGGATGTAATCACCGCCCTGGAGGCCTGCCATGTTCGATAAACACGCAAAAGAGATGTTCGATGAACAGCTCGAGTCGGCAAAGAAGTGGCCGGCCAGCAGTAAAGATCAAGCTGAAATCTGCTTTGCCTACGCCCAGGGGATGGCGTGTTACGCGCTGATCCGGGGTGACATCGGTCACGAAGAATTCGCCCGACTGAACAACAGCATCAAGGCTGTGCGACTCAACCGGACAGCGAAAGAGATTCGCGAACAGCGGTTATCGGCGGCATGAGCGCCTATGACATATGGCTTGATCCGCCGGACGAGCCAGACGAACTAATCGATGCCGACATCGATGTCGATTACGAACCTGAACCTGTTGGCGATTACCGCTCAGACGAACGCCAAATCATGCTGGAGCAGCGTTATGACCAATAAATGTGTGGCAGTCATCGCCACCAGCCACACCGCCATTGCCAAAGCCCTGCTCGCTCAGGGCTTTTTTTTGGTCGCTGATCTACCTAAACCCGTCCGCCTGGAACACACACCGCGCGGCATGCTGATAGCGAGGGTGTCATGACAATGATTTGCAGCAAGTGCAACAGGTTCGGCATCCACTGGGTTGGCCCATACGGCAACCTAACCGGCACCAAATGCCCTCATTGCGGCGGCGAAAACTGCCAAGAGGACGTGCAGCCCGTTGATCAATGCCCGGAATGCGGCAGCGAGGCATGCAACGGCGCGTGCTTCGGTGACGACATGATGGGGGCATCGGGGTGACCACCCGCCAGCGGCACCGGCGGCGCGCCATCCGCTGGACCTCGGCCATCGTTGGCCTGACCTTCCTGACCATCGTTCTCTTGGGCCCCGCAATCGGCGGCCTGATCACTCAATAGGTAAAAGCCATGTCCGTCACAACCGTGCGGGCCTCATCGTGGGGTTCGCTGTTCGACTGCGCCTATAAATGGGAGTGGATACACATCCTCGGGCACCGGTCACCGAGCAGTGGCCGTGCCCACCTCGGCACCGCGATCCACGCCGGCACCGCGGCGTTCGACGTTTCCCGCATGAACGGCAGCGACCTTTCTGCCTACGACACCGCCGAAATGCTGCTGCATACGCTGCGCAATCCGGAATACGACGTGAACTGGAAGGCAGACGGCCTGACGCTGAACGATGCCGAGCGTATCGCCCTGCCCCTGCATACCAGGTACTGCAACGAAATCAGCCCGCGCTATGAGTTCGTTGCCGTGGAGCGCACCGCCAAGCCGCTAGATATCGACTGTGGTGGCGGCATCGTCATTCGGCTGACCGGCCAGCTCGACCGGGCGCGGATCTGCAAGACCGGTGACGGCAAGGGCATCGCCGACGTAAAGAGCGGCGGCGCCGCGGTCGTTGACGGTGTGGCCAAGACCAAAGGCCACAGCCCACAGATCGGCACCTACGAAATCCTTGAAGAACACACCACCGGGGAGCCCTGTACCGCCCCGGCCCACATCATCGGCCTGAAAACCCGGGGCAAGCCCGAGACAGGCATCGGCGAGATACGCGGCGCCAAAGAAATGATGGTCGGCAATGAGCAATTCCCCGGCCTGATCCAGATCGGCGCCGAAATGTTCCGCACCGGCCTGTTCCCACCCAACCCGCAGAGTTTCCTGTGCAGCGCGAAGTACTGCCCGCGCTGGTCCGTTTGCCCCTACCACGAGTAACCACCATGACTACCACACCAGCAGTGAACAACAAGATGCTGGGGCGCGACCTGTACTTGCGCCTCACTGACCCGACCGGAAAGCACGACCCGGTCATCAACTGCCACCGCGTGTACGACCGGGAGAAATTCCACGCCGCGCAGGTGAAGTTCTACGAACACCCCAAGAATGAGGCGGACAAGCGCCTTGTCTCCATCGCTACCGAGGCCGAATACCTGGCCTCCCGCAAGGTGAAATCATGAGCGAGACCACCACCCTGGCAAAGATGCAGACCAGTGCAGTTGCCGCGCCAAAATCCGACGCCCCTATGTCGCTGCTAACCGGCTCCGGCTTCGATCAACTGCAGCGTGTTGCCAAGGCGCTGTGTGCCTCCACCCTCGTGCCTGCGCAGTACCGGGCTTTCACTGAGGTGAAGTCATACGGCAAGGTCACCGGCCACACGCCGAACCCCGCCGGGCTGCCCAACTGTGTGGTAGCGCTGAACATGGCGATGCGCATGGGCGCCGATCCACTGATGGTGATGCAGAACCTGTACGTCATCGAAGGTCGGCCGAGCTGGTCCAGCCAATTCATCATCGCCGCGATCAACAGTTGCGGCCGTTTCAGCCCGCTGCGTTTCGATATCAGCGAGCCCAGCAAAGAAGAAGTGGTGAAGTACAAGGCTGTGGTCTGGAAGAACGACAAAAAGACCGAGGAACAGCGCGAAACCACTATCCAGCACCGCACCTGTCGCGCCTGGGTGATCGAGAAAGAAACAGGTGACCGCCTGGACGGGCCAACGGTGTCCATGCAAATGGCCATTGATGAAGGCTGGCTGACCAAGAACGGGAGCAAGTGGCAGACCATGCCGGAAATCATGCTGCGATATCGAGCGGCCAGCCTGTTCGGACGCCTGTATGCACCGGAGCTGCTGATGGGTTTGCAGACGCAGGAAGAAGTGCGGGACTTCATCGATGCGACACCCGACGAAGCTGGCAACTACACCGTCGACGTGAACGACCTACGCAACAAAGAACCCGAAGCGCCCGCGATCATCAACGACGACGATGACCAGGACGATGTAGCAGATAACGCCGAAAACGTTACAGAACCGGCCGATTCCGCAACAGATAAGGCCGAAACCGCAACAAAAACCGCTGAAACCGTTACTCCCGCCGACACCAGCGGCCTGCTGGTGGAGTAACCACCATGACCTCTCAATCAGTCCTGGATATCTACGACAGCATTGAGGAATTCGCCGCGATCCTGGTCTCCGCTGAGCTGCACGCCAGCGGCGGCTGGGAACTGGAATTCGTCGAGAACATTCGCGCCAGCTTCAAGCGTTACGGCGCCCACACCAATCTGAGCCCCGCTCAACAATCGAAGCTTGAGCGCATCGCCAAGCACTGAGGGTTTCCAATGAAGACTGAACACCGCGACATCATTGACCGTGCCCGCCTGGCGGGTTTGCCGCCGTCCTACCTGGCGCATGAGCTGCTGGTGCATGACCTGGTCGAAGCCGGTCTGTTTGAACTGAAAAACCTGCACTCACCTTACGGCAAGCTGAACGAAGGCCAGCAGCAGGAAGTCATCGACCGCCTGACGGAAGCGGCTGAAAAGGCGGTGCACAACGCCATTTCAATCATCAGCTCTCGCAACGTCTCGACCATCGAAGTCACGATGAAAGAGGTCAAGTTCAACTCCAAACAGCTGACGCTGACATCGATCGTTGATGCGAAAGACCCGAACCGGCACGACCTGATCGACAGCGCCGGCCGGATCTGCCTGTTGGTGATGGCCCCGGATGACTATAACGACGGCCTCGACTTCATCCAGCCGGATCGCGACCAGCACGACCTGCCCCTACACGTCAGTGACCTGACCGGCAGCCTGTTCCCCGCCGGCGGTACCGGGCCAGATGAACCGGATGGCGATGAAGTGTTCGTCGGCCACGACCAAGACCCTCTGTATGTCGAGGCCGTGCAATACGTCACCGAGACACGACGCGCCAGCATCAGCGCGGTTCAACGCCAACTCAAGATCGGCTACAACCGCGCCGCCCGCATGATCGAATGGATGGAAGCCCAGGGCATCGTCACGCAAATGAATTCTAACGGCAGTCGGGAAGTAATGGCGCAGGCCCAGAAAGCCGCGCCAAGCGATGACGATATTGTCGATGCGGGCCAGCCCGGCGACTTCGACGAAGTGCACGACGTTGGGCAAAACCCGGCGGTCTTTGAAAAAGAATTCGGCGAGTTCACCTACGACGACGCGGCCCAGCTGATCGTCCTCAAGGCAGCCGAAGGCTTCGGCATCGACTGGATGCAAAGCCGCCTCGCTATCAGCAGCCAGCAAGCTGAAACCCTGCTGCTGCGCCTGATCGACAACGAAGTGGTCGAGCTGGTCGCTGAGGGCGACACCTGGACCGAAAACACCTACAAGGTCATTGCCTCCCTGGAAGACCTCGGCCAAAACCTGAGTGTGGAGTAAGCCATGCGTATCGAAACCATCTACGTCGAGAACTTCCAGGGCTTGCGCAGCGCAAACCTGGACCTGACTACCGCGCCCATCACCATGGTGTGCGGCCTGAACGGCGCCGGTAAGTCCAGCCTGAAAGAGGCCATTGGCCTGGCGCTGGGCGAGTCTGCACGGATCGCCCTCAAGAAGGACTACGGCCAACTGATCACCGAGGGTGAAAAGAAAGCCCAGATCATCATCGGGCACGACGGCGTGGCCAGCAGCATCACGCTGCCCAAGGGCACGCTTGAGCGCAACGATATCGAGGGCCAGGATTACCTGCCCTACGTGCTGAACCCCGAAGCCTTCGCCAACCTGGACGATAAGGCGCGCCGGTCCCTGCTGTTCGCCCTGACCAAGTCCAGCGGCAAGCCGCAGGTGGTGGTGGAAAAACTGGTCGCCCGGGGCGCCGACGCTGCCAAGGTCGAGAAGATCAAGCCCCTGTTGTTGCGGGGCTTCGGCGCTGCAATGGATGAGGCCAAGACCTACACCGCCGAAAGCCGGGGCGCCTGGAAGGCCATCGCCGGCGAGAACTACGGCAGCGAAAAGGCCGAAGGCTGGATGGTCACCATCGACCCACTGCCCGAGGGTACGCCCGAAGTCACCCAGGATGATTTGACCCAGGCCCAGGCGGATCTGGCCGCTGCTGCCGCTGAAATCGAGAAAGGCAACCAGCACCTGGGTGGCTTGAACGCCAAGCGCCAGGCCACCGCCAGCGCGGCAAAGCGGAAAATTGAACTGGCTGAAGCGTTCGCGCTGCTGCCCCGGGCCCAGGCCAAGCTGGATACCACCGAAACCGAGCTTAAAAAGTGGGATGAGGCGATTGCGAAAGGGTTCGAAAAGGTCGAGGCCTACGACGGTGAAGCGTCCTGCGAATGCCCGAGCTGCCACGTCAAGTTGAAGGTGGCCGGCAAGTCGGTTGAGTTGTTCACCGGAAAGACGGCAGACAGCAAGAAACTGGCGGAAGCCCAGTCAGAGCTGAGCAAGGCCCGCGAGGCAAAAGCCCTGATGGACCGCACCAAGATCAACGACTTGGCGGCGGTGCAGAAGGCTGAACAGGCTGGCCGTGACCTTGAAGCGCTGAACGCCACCGCCGGCGAAGACGTGACCGACGCCATGGTAGAGCGTGTCGAGAAAGCATTGCTGGTGCAGCGCAATACGCGGGACAGCGCCAAGGCCAAGGTGGAAATGATGGCCGAGCGCCTGGACTTGATCGCCGGCGCCCACAAGCGCGGTACCGAGGCGGCCAAGCACCACCAGGACGTGAAGGACTGGACGCTGATCGCCGCAGCTCTGGCGCCGGACGGCATCCCCGGCGAAATTCTGGCCGGTGCCCTGGAGCCAATCAACACCAGCTTGGCCACCCTGTCGGCCACCGCCGGCTGGCCAAAGGTAGCCATCAGCACCGATATGGCAATCACCGCCAATGGCCGCCTGTACGCGCTGCTGTCGGAGTCGGAGCGGTGGCGCTGTGACGCGCTGATCGCCCTCACCATCGCCATGGCTTCCGGTTTGAGCCTGGTGCTGATGGATCGCTTCGACGTGCTGCTGCCGGCGGTTCGCGCCCAACTGCTGGGGATGCTGCTCAACCTGAGCAAGGCCCACGGCATACAGGCAATCATATGCGGATCACTGAAAGAGAAGCCCACCAAGCTGCCCGCCGACTTCCAGGTGGTCTGGATCGAGAACGGCACCGCCGGCGGCGACGTCCAGTTGCAGAAAGCCGGCTGACACAGCAACCAGCAACACCACCAGGCGCCTACGGGCGCCTTTCTTGTGCCTGGAGAAAACCCATGAATCACTACCGACTTCGGGGGACTACCGTTGTCAGCTTCTCCGGCGGCCGGACCAGTGCCTACATGCTGTTCATGGTGCTTCTGCATAACACGGCAGAGGACATTGCTAAATACCTGCTGATAATTTTTGCCAACACCGGCAAAGAGCATCCCGCCACGCTGGAATTTGTCCGTGCGTGCGCAGATCGGTGGGCGGTACGCATTATCTGGCTGGAGTTTCGCGACGATGACACAGGGTTTGCGGTGGTGGATTACCACACCGCCAGCCGCCAGGGAGAGCCGTTCGAAGCCCTGATCAGAAAACGGAAGTACTTGCCCAACCCTGTGACCAGATTCTGCACCATCGACCTGAAGATCCGCATCATCCACAAGTACCTGCGCAGCCTGGGCCTTTCGACCGAGGAGTCGCCGGTGGACATGATGACCGGCATTCGCGCCGACGAGCCACGCAGGGTGGCGAAGATTCGAACCCGCAAAAGCACCAGTGAAAGCAAATGGGCCTCGATGGCCATGCCGCTGGCTGATGCCGGTGTCGGCGTTCAGGACGTGACCGACTTCTGGGCTAGCCAAACATTCGACCTGATGCTGCCGACGATCAACGGACGCACGCTCGAAGGTAACTGCGACCTTTGCTTCCTGAAGGGTGCCAAGCAGGTCTATTCAATCATCGCCAGCGACCGCGATGAACCGATCCGCAAGGGAGATTGGTGGGCGCGCATGGAAAGCTCAGTGGTGTCCGGCGGCAAGTTCACCGGCGACGGCGACCGCTTCCGCAGCGACCGCCCAAGCTATCAGCAAATGATTGACTACTCCGACACCCAATTCGACATGTTCGCCGACCACGACGAGGCAATCGACTGCTTCTGCGGCGATTAACCCGAAGCCCCCCATAAACGCACCTGCCAGGTGGCGTGACCCCGCCACACCTTGCGCCGGCGTCCGCTGGCGCACATCTCTTTCAAGGAATCGCCGCATGATGCTCAAGCGAATTTTTAAGCACTTCCATTTCTGCTGCGGCCTCGGCGGCGGCGCCAAAGGGTTCAACAATGCCAAGCCCGTGGTGGGCAACATGCAGGCCGAATGGCAATGCATTGGCGGTATCGACGTAGACCCGGCCGGGTTGCGCGACTTCCAACGATTGTCCGGAGTACCCGGCACCCTGATGGACCTGTTCACCCTCGGCATGTACACCGCGTTTCACGGCAAGCAGCCACCACCAGGGTGGGTTGAGGCTGGCCCTGACGATGTGCGCCGCGCCGCCGGCTACGAACGCCCTGACGCAGTCTTCATCAGCAGCCCATGCAAAGGCGCTTCGGGCTTGCTGTCTGAAACAATGAGCCTCACACCGAAGTACCAGGCCCTGAACGAACTGACGCTGCGCTGCGTGTGGCTGATGTGCGAAGCCTGGAAGGATGACCCGGTATCGTTGATCGTTTTCGAGAACGTGCCCCGGCTGGCAACCCGTGGCCGGCACCTGTTGGACCAGATCAACAAGCTGCTGAACCACTACGGCTACGCCGTGGCAGAAACCACCCACGACTGCGGCGTCATCGGTGGCCTGGCCCAGAGCCGCAAGCGCTTCTTGCTGGTGGCCAGGCACATCGAGAAGGTGCCGCCCTTCCTGTACGAGCCGGAAAAGAAAACCCTCAAGTCCGTCGGTTCGATCCTGGGCCGCATGCCCATGGCCGGCGACGTCGAAGCCGCGGGCCCGATGCACAGGGTGCCGGCGCTGCAATGGAAAACATGGGTACGACTCGCCCTGGTCGAAGCCGGCAAGGACTGGCGCTGCCTGAATGATTTAGCGATCGAGGATGGCTACCTGCGCGACCTGGTCATTGTTCCGCAGTTCCGGGACGGCTTCCTTGGCGTGCACGACTGGAACGAAAGCGCCGGCACCGTAGCCGCGCGCAGCGGGCCAACCAATGGCAAGTTTTCGGTAGCGGATCCACGGGCCAGGGCTGGAGCCCTGCAATACCAGCAATACGGCGTCCGGCGCTGGGACGAAACCAGCGGCGCAGTGATCGGCGTCAAGTCGCCCGGGCAAGGCACGTTCAGCGTTGCTGATCCTCGACCTGCAGGTGTCCGCCACAACAACGTGTACCGGGTGTGCAAAATGGATGGCCCAGCGGGCACCGTCACCGGCGGCCAGTCGCCAAGTGCCGGCGGCCAGTGCATCGCTGACCCGCGCGACCCAGGCATTGGGCACGCCAAGTACAACGTGGCCCAGTGGGATGGAGTGTCACGCACAGTTATCTCCGGCAGCACCACGGGCCAGGGGGCTTTCGCTGTTCAGGATCCACGCCCGGGCATGAAACGCACCAAGGGCGATGCCTACCTCACTGGCGGGCACTACGGCGTCACCCGCTGGAACGACCAGTGCGGCGCCGTTTCCGCCAGCGCCCGCCAGGACAATGGCCGGTGGTCTGTCGCAGATCCCCGTATGCCGGAAGCCAACGAGCGACTGACCTGCGTTATCGAGAGCCTCGACGGTACTTGGCACCGGCCATTCACCACGCTGGAGCTGGCCGCGCTGCAAAGCCTGGTCGAGCCAGAGGAAATGTTTGAACTGGATGGCCTGAGCGACCAAGCGTGGCGCGAGCGTATCGGGAACGCAGTTCCACCAGCAGCCGCTGAAGCAATCGCCCACGTGATGGGCACCACCCTGTTGCTGGCCGAGGCCGGCGAAACCTTCATGCTCAACAGCATGCCGATCTGGGTTCAACCCGTGGCGGTGGCGCTGAGCGTTTCACAATGTGCAACTAAGTAATGCCTTCAGGGCTGAACGTCATCACAAGTATTTGATGGCCATTCGGCCCAAATTTTTTGCAACCCAGATTCATAACGAGCTTTTATCGTAGCGACATCCCTAAACTCCTCTAAACACAAATCGCTGTACAACATAGTGAGAGAGGCTAATCGCTTCTCATAGTCGCGCAGCTTATTTCGCATACCCTCTACCTCGTCAATTTTTGGGGTTGTCTTTTTATCCATGATCCATTGGTAATACTGTTCGTACCCTCTGCGTTTAGTCTCGTACTCAGCGTTTAATGCGGAATGAAAGTTATCCAGAATTTTCAATATATTCAGGCGAGTCTCCTCAACGACACGTCTATCCGCATCCGCGTTCGCCCGTTCGATTTGGGTCAATTGCGATGCTAGCGTCTTAGTCTGCAACTGTTGCATCGCGTCGAATTCATATCGTTGTGTTTCCAAAAGCTCTCTCTGAAGCCATATAGTTCTTAATATCGCAATGAGAGTCACGAATGAGACAAGAGGGCCAAACACACCACCGATAAACGTACCAAATGCGGACCAATCATCCGTTTGATGAGAAAGCCCACCAGCGAATGCAGTGCGGTAGTAATACAGAGATAAAACCACAGCAACAACTACAACCCCAACTAGCGCGATGGAAAAAGCGTCCACTGGCCTAGAGCGCTCCCTAATTCTTTCAAGTTCATTTAGTTGAAAATCCTTCACCGGATCCTTTTCTTCGCTCATCGCCGCACTCCTTTTTTTCTGACTCTACTTCAACAGGGGCTCCACATGCACCTAATTGCACAGCAGGCACTTGACCGTGCCCGCCAGGCGCCCGCGCGCGCCTCCAAACTTCTCCCGCCGGCCCTAGCCAACGAGCCGCTGCCCGACCTGGTCATCACCGGGCCCATCAACCGCGTCATGGAACTGGAGGGCAAGCGCTGGGCCACAGACTTCGTGCAGGGCCTGGGCGCATCAGTACGGCACGAGCCAGTACGGACAAAGGCCATCGCAGACCTGACCCGCTACGCCGCCGCGCAGCCATCCAGCGTGGCCAGCGGCGTGAAGATCGTCATCGACATGCTGAAGGAGGCGTGATGAAACAGGCCATCCCGTTTGAAACTCGTGTCATCACAGCCCTGGCCAACCACGAACGCCTGTTGCAACGGGTTGGCCAGATGAAGAAGCAGATCGGCGCGCACCTAGCTGAATGCCCGGTGATGAAGAAGGCCGGTGACTGGACGCTAAGCGCCGAACAAACCAAAGACCTGTACGACGAAAAGATGCTGGTTAAAACCCACTTGTGGGAAGCCTTCAACGAGACGGTCGAAAGCGACTATGGCAACCAGGTATCCATGGATAGCGAAGAGCAGCAAGACTATCTCGCCCAAGAAGACACCGGCTGTGAACACTGCTATGCGGCCTGGCGGGTGATTCAAGAGCGTCGCGACGTTCGCCAGGAACTGGGCAGCGCCCGCCGTGCGCTTCGCATGCTGGGGAAGTCGGCGCTGAAGGTGGTGCCATGACACTCCGCCGCACTCTGCAAGGGCTGAAAAGCAAAGGCACCCTGGCGAAGTGGCGCACCGAACGAGGCAAAAACCTTGTGCGCATCTGGTCTGGTGAATGGCAGTGCTGGTGGCGTGCAAACGGCTGCGGGTACACCACCGATGTGGCAGAGGCTGGCATCTACACCTTTGACGAGGCGGTCAAGTTCTCCGGCCATTGCAGCCAGGAAAAGCAGATCGCCTATTGCTTCCTGCCGGAGCCAAAGCCATGACCACCCTCCGCCGAACCGTAAAGATCCGCGGCGCCCCGATGCGGCCGCTGGATCTGCAAACCATCTGTGACCAGTGCGGGAAGTCCCGCGCCCACGGCAACCACGACAAATGCAGCAAGGCCCGGCAAGCGGAAATGGCCGAGCTGCGCGCACGGGAGAAAACTCAATGAACACACAATACGATTCGCGCACCGCCGACAAGTTTGTGGTGCGCCTGCCAGACGGCCTGCGCGCCGATATTGAGCGAACCGCCGGCGAATGCGACACCAGCATGAACACGGTATTTATCCGGGCCGTGCGCCAGTACCTGGATGGGCAGCAGCGCCAGCAGCTGTTGCTGGATGCACTGGCAAAAGCCGTCACCGGCAAGGAAGAACTGGACGCCGTACTGCACTGGCGCGGAAAGCACACCCAGGCGATCCGAGAGCGTGACGCCCTGCAGGCTCTGCTTACCGCAGCGGATGAGCGGGCCGACACCGCCGCATCGCTGATCAGGCGCATCGTTGCCAACTTCGACACCGAGATTGAGTATCACGAAGACGTAGAGCCGAATGATCTGGAACATGACCAGGTGCTGGCTGATATGCGCGATTTTTTGGGCGCGCTCAAGCCAGCAGATGGTGACGGCAAGCCTTGCGCCTGCCCCGGCTGCGACTCTGCAAGGCGTGCCAATTCGCCGTTTTGCGTTGCCCACCGCTCTGCAAGAAGCAGAACACGCGGGCAAGACCCGCTCACTGCGGGCGGTCTTGAATGGCTGATGCAGAACGATGGGCTTCAACAATAAATACCAAGTGCCGATAGGAGTACATCCGTACTCCACACCGCAAACCATCACCCCATCCAATCGATCCACCCGGCAACGGCGTGGCGAGGCATTCCCATGGCCAGAACAAACGCGGCACCGGCCGCAGACATCATGCCGCGCTTCCTCCGGGCGTCGGATGCACCCGCTTACCTCGGCATGTGCCGGGAAGAATTCAAGAACACCGTCCGCCCTCACGTCCGCGAATTCCCCATTGGAAAACAGGGCGTTGCCTTCGACCGTCATGAACTGGACCAGTGGGCAGACGCCTACATCGAAGCCATGGCAATTGAAAAGCATACCGATCAGGACAACAATTCGCCCCGCAGTGGGCGCCAAGGAGCAAAACAATGGCGCGAAAAACAATGTCGGGCCTCTACCAGAGGAACGGGATTTGGCACATCGACAAAGTCGTCAGAGGTAGCCGACTTCAAGAAAGCACTGGAGCAAGCGAAAGGGAGGAAGCCGAGCAGTACCTGATTCATCGGCTGGAAAAGCTGCGGCAGGAAAAGATTTACGGCGTGCGCCAGGTGCGGACCTGGCGCGAAGCTGCCACCCGGTTCCTGGTCGAGTTCAAGGACCAAGCATCGATCGGTCTTTCCGCTTCGCACATCGAGCAGCTTGACCCGTACATTGGCGATCTGCCAATCACGCACATCGATGACGGGGCCTTGGCCCCATTCATTCGTGATCGGCAGCGGCCAGGCAAGACGGCAAAGGGGAAAACCAAACCAGGCGTATCGAACAGGACGGTCAACATCGCCCTGCAGCGCGTCGTCAGGATCTTGAACCTGTGCCACCGCAAGTGGCGCGATGCTGAAAAGCGGCCATGGCTGGAGAGCGTGCCGATGATATCGATGATGGAGGAAAAGAAGTCCAGCCGGAAACCCTACCCACTGTCCTGGGAAGAGCAATCCATGCTGTTTGCTGAACTACCGGATCACCTGTTGAGGATGGCCCTCTACAAGGTGAACACCGGGTGCCGGGAACAGGAAGTTTGCAAATTGCGGTGGGATTGGGAGATACGGGTGCCAGACCTCAACACCAGCGTGTTTCTGATACCTGCCGGATTCGGCGGGCGAAGTGATAAAGCCGGGGTGAAGAATGGTGACGATCGCCTGGTGATCCTGAACAAGGTGGCCATGTCCATTATCGATGGACAGCGCGGTCGACACCGGGAGCTTGTCTTTCCGTATGGGCAGCCCGATCAGTTCGGGGCCACCGCTATCCACCGGATGAACGATACGGCTTGGAAGAAAGCCAGGGTGCGCGCTGCAGACCAGTGGGAGAAGGACCACCAGGCGCCAGCACACCCCGGACTCAGATCGATCAGGATTCACGACCTAAAGCACACCTTTGGCAGAAGGCTACGTGCAGCAGGTGTGACAGAGGAAGATCGGAAGGCATTGTTGGGGCACAAGAACGGCAGCATTACGAGCCACTATTCTACCCCGGAGCTGCAGCACCTGATTGAGGCTGCGAACAAAGTATCGGCAACTGACTCTCGCGGGCCGGCGCTGACGATATTGAGGAGGAAGACGGGATGA